CTCGGCTAAAGTTATAACTTCACTTGTTGCGTCGGTTGTTAATATATAATTTATCGGCGATACTGTCATGATATTTTATTTAAACACTAGCCAATTTTACTTGGCTAGCATTGTTAATTATGGTCTAGTAACAATTTTAATAATGGTGGGATTTGTCGCTTGAATAGTTCCAGAAACAACCTTTAAGAATCTTAAGCCCTTAAAAGTATCAACCGAAGATTCAAGATAATATTTAGAAGTCCCTACGGTTCGACTAATTGCACCACTGTTATTATGAATTGCCACATAAGTTCCAGTAAGAGTGTCACTTCCTTCAAATGTTAAAGCAGTGCCTGTTAAATTTCCGTCAGTTATAAACCCGACTATTGAAGTTCCATATAAATCAATTGCGTTAGATTTTGTTTGTCCTACTGCAATAGTCGCATTTGCTTCAAAGCAAAGATTTGATTGAAGATCTGATATACTCATTAGCTTAAAGTAATTTCAATTGTTAAAACTGTTTTAACAGTTCCAGTTGAGCCGCCATCGGTTTCAATTTCAATGGCACTTCCAGCTGTTATCTCATTTAAAGCGGTTGGAGTTGATGAATCAACATCACCTTCTGCAGAACCTGAGAAAGCTATAGTAATTGCACCGCCAGTTATAGCAGTTCCTGCAATTTTTGGAGTAAGAATAGTATTTGCACCAGTGATTGCACCATTAATTACTGAGTAAATTTTAGTAATTGTTCCAGCAACTGGAGACACTATATAAATTTGACCAGCAGTTGAAATATCGCCAATATAAGTGTTAAGAAAAACTTTCTTTAATGATTGCCCGTTTTCAGTTTTAAGAGTTCCACCAACAATTAATTCATTATCTGTTGAGTTAGAAGCGGGTTGTTTAAAATAGTTTGATACATTTGACATAATTATTTACCTTTTTTTGTTTTAATAGATTTATTTTCGAGATTATCAATTGCTTTATTTTCTAAAATATCTAAAGCTTTTTCCTCTTGAATTTCAATTTTATCTTCTTCGAGATTATCAATTGCTTTAACTCCCCAGCCATTTGATATAAACACTTCCGCTAATTCATCAAACATTTCATAAGTTTGATTAGCTAAATATTCTTGGCATTCAATACCATTTTTATTTTTTGCACCTTTGGTAGTTTTTAATACTTTTATTAACATATAGTATAAATTTAATTTAAAAAAGAGGGGTTTTTACGCCCCTCTAATTAACTATGCAACTGGATTGCTACGAGCATTTCCAAGAATTGCAGTTGCTCCAGCTGTTAAGCCAGAAGTTACTACGGTTGAAACTAAAGATAATTTAACATATCTTTTTTTACCAACATAACCAATGATTGAACGAGCTTGAGCTGTTGAAAGTGCGGCTAAAGCCTCGGTTCCAATCAAATCATTATCGTCAACTGAACCACTATAAGAACCCGAAGTGTCAGATTCTTGAATAAGTGGGGTAACGGTTCCGTCTGTTCTAGCTCCTGTTTCAATAACAAAAGTTAGCGATTCAAAACCTTGAGTATCAATCTCAACGCCAGCAGTGGTTCCGTTTGTTGAAATTGCTTGAATATTTAGTGCATTTTTTACACTAATGTTGTTTTTTTGATCTACGCTTGACATAAAATTTATTTAAGTTGAAAAAAGGAGGGGCAAACCCCTCCAGCTACATTAAGCAGCAATTTTTAATTTAACAAAAGCTTCTGGAAGAGTAACCATGCCAGCAAATCTTTTGTAGAAAGTGAATTCTACTTTACCGTCTTTCTTTTGAGTCACTTCGTCACGAATCATTGTTAAGCCTTTTCTATCACCGATAGTATAGCCTCTTCTGAAGTCGCCGTAAATAACAGGAAATGTTCCAGCACCGATATTAGGCATGTCTGGGATTTCAATATAATTATATCCTAAAATTTGGTTAGGAACTCCAGCGCTTAGATTTCCAGCTTGCCAGATATATTGACCACTTCCATCTTTCAATTTACGAACGATCGCTAATGTTTTTCTGTTCATGCCATAAATTGGAGCGTATCCAGTTTTAAGCTCTCCAGTTAAAGTAATTAGAGAATCAAAAGTAATTGCATCAGCTACCCCCGAATTAACTTCGGCAATATTTGCATTAGTCATAAACCCTTCGCAGTTATTGCCAGCACCAGACCCTAAGGTAAATTGAGTTCCTTCAACTTGAGCCATTTCTTCGCCGACATCTTGCATAATAAGATTAGCTACATCAAATGAAGTATCTTCCAATTCTTCAATTGTTGAAGCGACAGTCACTTGTCCTTTTTTTGCATACAATTTTTCTAAGCCGTAAGTTGAATTAGAATAAGTATCTGTTTGACCTTCTCCAACCATTCCAGCAGAAACAATTGTTGAGCGAGTTGGCATGCCAAGAGATTTAGAACTCATTGGGCGAATTCTTGCAACTGAACGAATATTAGAAATTTCAGTAATCTTTTTAATGATTTCTGCATCTAGTTCGGTTGGCAATAAATAACCACCTTGAGAATCAACATCGGTTCTTAAATATTTTAGCTCTTCTTGACCTAAAAATTGTGATTGTTTACGCAAGTAAATTTCAAAAGCTTTTAACTCATTAGTTTTAGCTTGCTTTTCTTCTCCACCTAATCCTCTTTTAAGGTCGGCTTCTAAAGAATTATAACGATTTTCAAGCTCTTCAATCTTTTTAGATTTTTCGCTGATTTCTCTAAATTTAGCTTGGCTTTTTTCTTCTTGTGTATCAAGAAGGTTATTGATTTCAGCTTTTTGCTCAGGAGAAAGTTTTTTTGATTCGTCCCTTAGAGCGTTTAAAGCTTCCATGTGTTTTCTTTCAAAATCTGACATTTTATTTATTTTTTAAATTAATAATATAACTGTTTAAGTCGTTTATGACTTTTTGTTTTATTTCATCATCACGATGAGCTTTTTCTTCAGCATCACGCTGGCTAGAAAATTCTTTTACTTTGCTTATCAAAGTTTTTGCTTCTGAGTTTGACAATCCCATATCTTTTAAAGATTGCTCTATATCTCTTATTGATTCCATTGATTTAAAGCCACTAACTATCGCTTGTGGGTTCATTGCTTTAGTTACTAGTGAAACTTCGTATAAATCAATTTCTTTTATCAATCTTATTCCTTTGTCCATTTCTGAATCTCTAGTAAAGAAGCCGATTGACATTTCACGAATTGAACCAACTTTCATTTGTGGAATAATGCGACCAGAAACAAGGGTATCTTTTTTTGGTAGTTTGCCTTTTATATACAGCCCTTTATCATCTTCGTATAGTTCAATAGATTTTCCGATAGGCTCGCTCATTTGATGTTGCCACAAAATTGGAACTGATGAATTTTTTGCAAGTGAACTTAAAAATGCGCCCTTAATTATTGCATCATCGCCCAAGTCTACATTGCCAAAAGTTGAGGCGTATCCATCAAAAGTAAAATATTCTTCATCTTCTTGAATACCTTTTACTTCAAATGGAAGTGATTTAATTTCTTTTTTCATTAAAAAATAATTTGCTTTTTAAAAATTGTGCGTTTATTTTTACTAAATTATTATTCCAAAACAACCCTAAAAACTATGATTGAACACATGATTAATTATGAGAAAAATCTAAATTTAAACATCAAATTTAATGGGGGCTACTATTTGCTTAGGTGGATTTTAAAAATATATAAAAATGAATTACCTTATAACGGACAAATAAAACATTTTGCATTACAGAATAATTATAGTGAAAAAAGTGTTGATACATGGCGAATGTACGGGGTTGGTAATCGAGTTTGGAATATATTACATAAAGATTTAACAATTCTATATCTAACAAATAAAATTGAAGTCGCCAATTTATTCGAACTTGAGAAAATGCACGAGGCTTGGAAAAAAGACGATACAATATCAATCAATGATTATAAATAACTATGATTACTGCTAAAATAGAAAAATTGCAACAAATGGCAAACTTTGAGGGCGATGTTAGAGATGGAAACATTGGAAGTTTCTCGCAAGGAGTCGTAGCTGGCGAAAGAAATGCTTCAAAGTTAGCTTTGGAGGTTCTTGACGAGATTACCTTTATTGTAAAAAACAAAATTGAACGAGAAAGAATGGAAAATTTAAATAAACCTATTATTAATTCTACCACGGATGATAAACCAAAACCATCATCTTGGAAGCCAGACTCAACAAAATCTATGGGCTAAAAAGAGCAAAAAGAAAGATTGGTATAAATTAATTTTATGGAACAAAACGATAAACCAAGACCAATAATACCAACAGAAAAGGGTGCTTATTCCCCTGATTTAAAATATCCTCCTAAAGAACCTAAGCGGGATAAATTCGATATAATGTTAATTATAATAAATATAATGCTTGCTTCTTTAATTATTTTTATTCCTTTTGGTTTTTTTTATAAACAAAATAAGATTCAAAAAGAAGCGATAACAATTGATTGCAAATTATTAAATAGAGACTTCGAGTCTCTATCAGGATTTAGAGCTAAGTTTATAGTTAATTTTGATTGCGGTGATTACGGCATTTTAATTTCTGATGATAAAGAAATTTTTAGGCAAGCTAAAGAGAATAATAAACTAACTGTTTATTTTGGTTATAACGATTATAAAATTTTAGGTATATGATAAATTTAAGACTAGCAGAATACGATTTAAAAACTGGGAAGTTTGTAAGGTTTTTAGAGCTTGGAAAAGATTTTGTTTATGGCGGAGATTTTGTTGGCGTTTATCCTCAAACTGCTTTACAAGCAATAAGGAAATGCACAATTTTTAGTTCAGATAATTTCTATAAATTTGAAAAAGACGAAACCGACCCACTAAATCGTTTTAATGGTCGGTTTGATGGGTTTATATATGGAAGTGGAAGATTTGTATTGATGGAATCTGATTTAACATGAAAACAAAAAAACCACCGTATATTCCAAGCCCTATAAACCTTACAAATATGGAATATGGAGTTTGTCAGGAAGAAGCAAATAAAATAAGAAACTTTAGGGCTATTCGTGAGTTAATTATTATTGCGATTTTAGTAATTATTCTTTTAATTTATCAACAATTCTCTTAGCCCAATCTCTACCAGCGTCTGAACCCCATAAGTCCCAAGCTATTCGCCAAGTTGTTGGCTCGCCATCTCTGAATTCGTAATGTGTTGAGCGGTAGTTGCCATGCCTTGAAAAAAAGGAGTGCATTCTTTTTACTGTTCTTTCGGTTAAATTTTCTTTGTTTTTTAATTGATTAGCTCTTGCAACTCCTACTAATGTTCCGCCCCTTCCATATTTTGAACGCCACTCTAAAGCCCTTGAGGCAATATTTGCCATCTCATCGGTTGGTTTATAAGTTTCTGTTGCTTTAATTGACATTGATTTATTGCCAAATCGATTAGAATAATCGACAATGCACCTACATCCAATAGATTCCTCCGCTGGTAAATTCGGGTCTCTTGGAAACTTAGCTTTAAATCCACCCACAATAAAATCATCATTAATACCAACTTGTTGAAAGTCGGCACTGGCATGACTGGGTCTAGTTTTCATGTCAAGAATTGCTACCCAAGTTTTTAAAACTTCAACGGGTTTATTGTCAATCTCCAATTCCTGTTCATCAATAATTTGAGCCTCTTCTTGTCTTGTCCAAGCTTCGGTTAATCCAACAACTTG